ATGCCAAGAGTACAATCTGAATACGAAATTGAGGAGTTATTCATAGAACGACTTTGTGAAATTGGATATGATTACATAGATCTGAAAAACTATGACGGGGTTCTGGAAAATTTCAAAAAACAAATTGCTCTTTTCAACAAGGAAAAACTGATTGAAAAAAAGGGAACTGCTGATTTGTCCGATTCTGAATTTTCACGACTGCTCACATATATGGATAACCATACTGTATATGAATCGGCAAAAATACTTAGAGATCAGCATGTTCTTCTGTTGGATAATAATGAAACAGTATATATGGATTTTCTGTGTGAGGATTCAACAAGAAATATTTTCCAGGTCACTCACCAGGTTACGATGGATCCGGCACATAAAGATGATGTAGTTTACAAAAACCGTTACGATGTAACTGTGCTTATTAACGGTCTGCCGCTTATTCAAATTGAGCTTAAGCGTCCGGGAGTTGAAATAAATGAAGCTGTCAATCAGATTAACAGATACCGGAAATTTTCTTTTAGGGGGATTTTCAGATATTTACAGCTTTTTGTAGTTTCCAACAGTGTTCAAACAAAATATTTTTCCAATGAAAATGAAATGGCAAACGGAGAATATAATCCAATTCTGAAAAGCCTTGTATTTTTCTGGACAGACGAATTAAACAAGCGGATCAACAAACTTTTTGATTTTACCGGAGACTTTTTCCGCAAGGTGGCCATTACAGATATGCTGCTAAAATATATGGTAGTCAAGATTACAGAACCGATCCTTATGGTTATGCGTCCATATCAGATTTATGCTGTTAAAGCTGCAAAAAAACGTGTACTGGAAGCAAACAAAGACGGCTATGTTTTTGCCTGCACAGGTTCCGGTAAAACTCTGACAAGTTTTAAACTTGCACAGCTTCTTAGGGACGAGAGCCGGATTGACAAAGTTATTTTCCTGATTGATCGGAAAGACCTGGATGACCAGACAGTTGATGAATATAACAGTTTTGAAAAAGACTGCATTGACAGGACAGACAAAACCTCTGTCCTGATAAAACAGCTCAGCGAAAAAGACAGGGGATTGATTGTTACAACGATTCAGAAGCTGGCGATTGCTGTGAGAAATCCGAAATATTCGGAACTCATGGATTCTTACCGTACACAAAAGGTAGTATTCATTATTGATGAATGCCACCGTTCTCAGTTTGGGAAAATGCATTCTGACATTAAAAAGCATTTCTTAAACGCAAATTACATCGGCTTTACAGGCACTCCAATTTTTGAGGCAAATAAAGGAGCAGACGGGCGTACAACGGCTGACCTTTTCAGCGCCGGAAAGATGGATGCATGTCTGCATAAATATATGATAAAAGACGCGATTGCCGATGGAAACGTTCTTAGATTTTCCGTTGAATACCAGAGAACAATATGGGCAAACCGGATTGCTGATAAGGGGATCAATCCGGAGTATATCGACGATCCTGAATATTGCCGCCAGCATAATATTGATTTAACCGACCGTTACCATGATGACGAGCGGATAGAAAATATTGCGAAGCATATCATGGAACATCACGGGCAGCATGTCCACCCCCAGGGGAAAGATATTTATACTTCGCTTTTTGCGGTGGACAAAATACCGATACTCGGAAAATATTATGACTGCTTCAAAAAGCTGAACGATGAACGTCCGAAAGATCAGAGACTTAATATAGCAGCTATCTTTAGCTATGGTGCGAACGAGGATATGGACGAGGGAGGCGATGAACATTCCCGTGAACTGCTGGAACGCATTATGGATGATTATAATGGGACATTCGGAACCGGCTTTAAAACAGATACATTCGACGCTTACCGGAAAGATATTTCAAAACGGATGAAACAGAAGGAGCTTCCCCAGATAGATATTCTTCTGGTGGTCAATATGTTTCTTACCGGTTTTGACGCAAAGCCATGTAACACGCTTTATCTGGACAAGAATCTTGTCTGGCATACACTGGTGCAGGCGTACAGCCGTACCAACCGGGTGGATAAAGTCACAAAACAGTTTGGGCAGATTGTTACCTACCGGAATATCAAGAAGGCTCAGGACGACGCACTTCGTCTGTTTTCCGGCGACGGTGATCCAAACGAATACCTGCTACAAAATTATGAATACTATGTAAACCAATGGCTGAACCAGGTTCCAACGCTGCGAAAGATTGCGGATACACCGACAGATGCCGGAGAATTGCAAAGCGAAGACACAATTCGTATGTTTATTCTTGCCTTCCGGCGGTTATCACAGACACTTGCGACACTGAAGACTTTTTCTAAATTTGAATGGAGTGATCTGGCAGTTGCCCTGGATGAAGATGAATATGAGGCATTCAAAACATGGTATTTATATTTTTATGACCAGACTAAAGCAAAAACAGAGAATAATAAAGTTCCTGTTCCGGTAGATATAGATTTTGACATTGAACTTGTCCGAACAGACAGAATCAATGTTATTTATATCCTGAATCTGTTAAAGAATGTACATCGGGATAGTACGCCTGAAGAAAGACAGCGGGACATTGATTTGATTTTGAGGGAAATCGAGCGGTCAGATAATGAGGCTATGCGCTTCAAAAAAGATTTAATGATTCAGTTTATCCAGACCCGTTTTTTCGATTTATCAGCAGATGCAGATATTCAGCGTGAATACGAACAATTTGAGAAAGAGGCTTTAAACGCCGATATTGAGGAATTTTCCTATGCAAACCAGCTGGAAGAAAAAATCGTTTTTGATTTATTCTCAGAGTATAGTTTTAATGGCAATATAACGGAGGAGGAAATCAGAAATAAAGTGGATTATCTGAATCTTGGCTTACTGAAACTGACGGTACTGATTGAAGATTTAAAGCAATTCATAGTTGAAACATATAAAAAATACAAAGCTGAAGGAGAATGACAATGGCAGAAAACAATACATATCAGAGCCAGGCAAATGAACTTTCCAATAAATTATGGGCGATTGCCAATGACCTGCGTGGAAATATGGATGCCAGCAAATTTAAGAATTATATTCTGGGGATTATCTTTTATCGGTATTTGTCGGAACGGACAGAATCTTATATGAATGATCTTCTGCGAAATGACGGCATGACTTATGAATCTGCTTATGCGGATGAACGGTTCCGCCCCACGGTAGAAAAATGGTCTTTGAACCGCCTTGGCTATATCATAAAACCAAAATATCTTTATAAAAACCTGATTGAACAGATTAACCGAAATGATTTTTCCATTGAGGATTTAGAAAAAGCAATCAGTGATCTGACTGGCTCTACTATGGGGCAGGCATCTGAACAGGATTTTACTGGACTTTTTAATGATATGAAATTACAGGATCCCGATTTGGGTGATGTAGTATCAGAGCGGACAGAATTGATTTCCAAGGTAATGTCCCGCATTGCGGATATTGATTTTATGCTGGAGGAATCCCAGTTTGATGTGCTGGGTACGGCATATATGATTTTAATTGGCTTATTTGCTTCTGATGCCGGAAAAAAGGGCGGAGAATTTTTTACTCCCACGGGGCCAAGTAAACTATGTGCGACACTTGCAACGATTGGCCTGGATGAAGCGCGGACAGTTGGCGACTGTACCTGCGGCTCCGCTTCCATGCTGTTAGAAGTTAAGAAACATCTGACTTCCGGTAAAGTTGGTCATTTTTACGGACAGGAAAATAATGCCAGCACATACAACCTGGCCCGTATGAATATGTTAATGCACGATATAGAGTACCAACGGTTTGATATTTATAAAGGTGATACATTGAAAAATGACTGCTATGGCGATGTAAAAATGACAGTGCAGGTCTGCAATCCGCCTTACTCGCTGAAATGGTCTGCGGATAAGTCTTTTGAGGATGATCCGCGTTACTCCGGTGCAGGAAAGCTGGCACCCAAAAGTCATGCAGATTTTGCATTCTTGGAACATATGATTTACCATATGGATCCGGATGATGGCAGGATTGCCGTTCTTCTTCCTCATGGTGTATTGTTTAGAGGCGGAGCAGAGGAAACTATCCGTAAATATATTGTAAGAGACTTGAACAGACTGGACGCTGTGATTGGGCTTCCTGCTAATCTGTTTCATGGAACTTCAATTCCGGTATGCCTGCTTGTTTTGAAAACAAAAAGAAATGGAAATGCCGGAAATATACTGTTTATTGACGCTTCTAAAGAATTTACACCGGGCAAAAACCAGAATACGCTTGAAGATGTACATATCAACAAGATTGTAAATGCCTATAAGGAGCGTAAGGACATAGATAAGTTCTGCCATGTTGCTAAACTGGAAGAAATTGAAGAAAACGGCTATAACATGAATATCCCCCGGTATGTTGATACATTCGAGCCGGAGGAAGAAATTGATCTGAATGAAGTAGCTGCTGAAATACGAAAATTGCAGGGTGAGATTAAGGACATAGATGCACAGCTGAAACCTTATTTTGACGAGCTAGGACTTGATTTCCCCTTTGATGTGGAGGGATGATAATTATGGCAAATGTATCCTCAAGTAACGGTCTCGAAAAGTATCCGAAGCTACGGTTTCCGGGGTTTGATGAGCCGTATAGAGAACTATGCTTGGGAAATATTTCTTCTCCGGTAAATCGTACTGATTCAAAATCAAAAGCTAATATCATGATGTTGAGTGCTGGAAAAGGCTTTATTATGCAATCTGATAAGTATTCCAGAGATAATGCTGGTCAAAGTCTTAAGAAATACATTCTTCTTCAAAAAGGTGAACTAGCATATAACCATGGAGCTTCAAAAACAAAGCAATTCGGCTGTTGTTATGAATTGCTTGAAAATGAGGCTAGAATCCCGTATGTTTATCATTGTTTTAAAATAGACAAAAAGGAGTTCACTTCTTATGTTGCATTGGAACTGAATAATTCCAAAATGGATAAGCAGCTCAAGCGTCTTGTATCTTCAAGTGCGCGTATGGATGGATTACTGAATATTTCCTTTGATGATTATATGACTGTAAAATTAACTTTGCCTTCTTACTCAGAACAAAGAAAAGTCGCTAAATTTTTGGATCTACTGGAGCAACGAATCAGATTGCAGATTGCGCTTGTGGAATCCCTCAAGAAGTATAAAAGAGGAGTTATCAATAGTATTTTCTCTCAAAATGTTAAGTTAGGTTCGTGTAAAACTAAATGGACAATAAAAACGCTTTCCGATTTATGTTGCGAGTTTAAAAGTGGTCGCAATATCTCCCCGACTCTTATACATGATACTGGATTTTTTCCGGTATATGGGGGAAACGGAATCCGTGGATATTGTGATAATTTTAGTCATAACGGTGAATATGTGATAGTTGGAAGACAAGGAGCGTTATGCGGCAATGTCCGTCTTATACAAGGGCAAAATTATTTATCTGAACATGCTATTGCAGTTCGAGCAAATGAAGAAAACGAAACAAAGTTTTTATTATATTTGTTTAGCTATATGCGGCTTGGTCAATATTCAGATCAAGGAGCACAGCCTGGCCTTTCCGTGAATAAACTACTGCGTTTGAAATGTGCAGTTCCTAATAAAAAGGTTCAAGCTAAAATCGCGGAGTGGCTTCTCAAAATAGATAGCTATATCACAACACATGAAAAAATAGAAACTTGTTTACTGGAACAGCGCAAAGCACTATTACAGCGACTTTTTATATAAAGAGCTGTTGTAATAATCCCTTTTTGAATTCAAACATACAATCAAGTTTGCATCGCTCTTGGTAAGCTTTTTCGTCTAGCGAATAAAGAAATGTAGCGATATGGTGCTGTTCTTCATACACAGGTAGACACAATTCAATACTGCGGCATTTCTCTTGGTTTAGCTTAGGTTGTGCTGTTCCAGTATTATAACGAGTATAATCAAAACTCTCAAGCAGCTCGCATAAAAACTTAATATCATTTCCATTCTTTGGACGCATAACATGGGCATGATTATTTACCCAATATTTACCTGTTGCTATAAAGCACAATGGAGTACTTCTGTTTAATATATTTGCACCATCTTCACCGAGCAGAAGTAGCGGTTCATCAAAAATATAATCATCAACATAGTCGATGATGCCGGATGCACCATAGTAAGGATATTTTCCTTGGCGATTGGCTCTGTCCGCACTTTCAAGTGGTATGCGCTGCACATCTAAAAACTCAACAGCATCTTGGAGCGTACAAGTTTTCCATTCTGGATATCCATTTCCAGTTGCATCAACAAATGAAACTTGGTGTGTTAAAATACCTTTAACGACACCTCTTTTATACTTCTAATCAAGCGAACAAAATATCCTCCAGACCGATAAAATCCCTTGCAATAGTGAAATATTTCTACTATTGCAAGGGATTTGTTTTTACGTCTATATCATATTCTGTGATGAGAAAATAAGCCTCAAGTAACGGTCTCGAAAAGTATCCGAAATTGCGGTTTCCGGGGTTTGAGGAACCATGGACAGAAACAGCATTCTCTTCGTTTTCTGCGATAAACCCTAAGTCCGAAAATCTTCCAGACAAATTTATATACATAGATCTTGAAAGTGTTTTATCAGGAGAATTACAAAGCGAAAAAATTGAGTTTGCCCAAACAGCGCCTTCAAGAGCACAAAGAACACTTATTAAAAATGATGTATTATTTCAAACAGTAAGACCATACCAGCAAAATAATTACTTCTATACAAATACAAATATAAATAACTTACCTTGTGTTGCTTCTACTGGTTATGCTGTATTTCGTACTAAAAACAATGCAAAATTTCTATATGCCTTGATTCATACAAATAGTTTTTTGGCTGATATACTCAAAAGGTGTACTGGATCAAACTATCCTTCCATAAATGGGTATGATATAGAAAATATTACAATCTTTTATCCAAGCTTACAAGAACAGGAAAAAATAGGAGATTTCATGTCCTTGATAGATAAAAAGATTAGGAAAACAAAGTTGCTAATCAAAGCTCTCAAGAAGTATAAAAGAGGATTACGTCAACAAGTATTTCCGCAAAAGGGTGAAACCACTCCGAAACTTAGATTTGCCGGATTTACCGTACCGTGGGAACAGCATAAGGTAAAGAATATTGCACCTCTGCAAAGAGGATTCGATCTTCCAACAAGTCAGATAGAAGAAGGCATTTATCCGGTTATAATGTCAAATGGTATTGGAGGATATCATTCACATTTTAAAGTAAAAGGCCCAGGAATTATAACTGGACGTTCGGGTACTATTGGGAAATTACACTATATAGAGAGTGACTATTGGCCTCATAACACTACATTGTGGATTACGGATTTTTATGGCAACAATCAAAAGTTTATCTATTATATGTATCAGCATTTAGATTTATCACGTTTTAGCACTGGAAGTGGCGTTCCTACTCTTAATCGAAATGACGTTCATAATGAACTCGTTTGGATTCCAAGTGTGCGTGAACAAGAGAGAATTTCAGAGCATTTAACGAACCTCGACCGTCTTATCACCCTTCACCAGCGTAAGCTGAGTAAATTTCAAACACTTAAATCAGCTCTATTGCAACAACTCTTTATATAAAAAGCTGTTGCAATAACGATTTTTTGAGTTGCTCAATTTGTGAAAGACATACTGATTCTTGTGTAATTTTATTAACTATACAAGATAGAAATTTAGCTATTTTCTCTTGCTCCCAAATTGACGGCAGTATTATGGACTGATCTAAAACCGTTTTACGATCAATTCCTTCTATTAGTCCAGTTGCTGCCCGTTTCATTTTGTCAGATAGGTATTCAATTAGAAAAAAACAAAAATTTTGTGTCATTTTATCATTGGCTCTCAAAGCCATGAATTGCCGTGCTATATGAACTTTTTCTTGGGTCAATTTGACAACTGCCCCAGAACCAGAACCTTTGCATACAAGGAGAGTGTCACCTTTATATGCAAAACATTTTGGGGTTGTAGTCCAACGAGATACGACAGTTAATCCATCCTCAATGCAACTTGCACCAGTCATATAAGGTATTCCTTCTCCTTTATCATTATAATCATATGGCGGAAAGTCTTGACCAGATTGGAGTGTAATTGCATCTGCAAGGTTACATCTGTACCAAGTGTTTCTGCAACCAGAAAGGGAGATTTTCTGTGTAAATATAGCTTTAGAAACACCTCTTTTATACTTCTTGAGGGATTCTACAAGCGCACATTGTTTTTCTATCCTTGCTTCAAGTGTATCTAAAAATGAAGCAATCTGACTTTGCTCCATTTTTGATGGAGTGTGTATGGGCATGGCAAAAAAAATATTATCTTTTATACTCACTCTATCATGTCTCGCTCCACTATCACCAGCCATATAGACATATCTGTGCCATGCAGGAGATTTAAAATACCATTCGTAATAATGGGGATTGATTTCAGTTTTTGCTCTGAAACATAGATAAAGCGGGGAAACAATCCCAACATCTATGTATTTATAGCTACTTATAGGCCCATATGGGGCATCAGCTGATTTGCGAGGATTATATACAAAATCATTTTGCTCAATGATATAGTAGCCAGTAGTATTGTCGCTATTTGCTATATCTTTGTCAAAATATTCTCTTTGAGGAATCAATCCTTGTTTTGCAGAGTTACAGATTACATTTTTGATAGCTCCATCGCAATTTTTTTTCATATTTTTTTCAAATATTGCGGATAGTGTAGTTGCTTTCCACGGTTCCTTAAACCCCGGAAATCGCAGCTTCGGATACTTTTCGAGACCGTTACTCAAGGATTATATGGTGCTATAATTCCCCCTTCACTGATAATATCTGTGGAGGTGGTCAATATGACTAATAATACACAATTTAAGACGTTGGTTAATGAATGGCTCAATAAGAAGAAGCCAATGATTACCCCGTCAACACACGCCAGCTTTACGCTCATTGCTGAAAATCACCTGATTCCCCAATTTGGCAAGCGTAAAATTGGCACAATCACGGAGGCGGATGTGCAAAATTACATATCTACACTCCATAATGAGGGCAGGCTTGATAAAACCGGAGGGCTGACCGTCAAGACAATCCGCGATATTATTCTTGTGTTCAGATTGTCGATGGAATATGCTTACAAAGAACGGGCCATTCCCCTGCTGAATTGGGATCTGATTGAATACCCAAAGGAACTCGGCATTAAAAAGGTGATTTCCCTGTCTAAAGACCAGGAGCAGGCGTTGATTCAGTGCATATACCTGGACTTAAACCGGAAAACGGCCGGGATCCTTATTGCCCTGTTTACGGGGGTGCGTATTGGGGAATTATGCGGGCTTCAGATGAAGGACATTTCTCTTGCTGACAAAACAATCAATATCAATAAGACAGTACAGAGAATCTATGACAAGAAAAAGAAAAGCTCCTACCTTCACATTGGGCCGCCAAAAACAAAGACTTCCGCAAGAACGATACCGGTTCCTTCTCTGCTCATGAACATCATCAAAAAGTTTTATACAGAGAATCCGAACCATTATTTTCTGACTGGGAAAACCAAACCAAGTGAACCACGCACTTACAGACAGTTTTTCTCACGCTTTTTGAAAAGGAATGGACTGGAAAAAGTTAAATTTCATGAAATTCGCCATACTTTTGCAGTAAGAGCGATTGAGATACCGGAATTTGACATCAAGTCACTTTCTGAGATTCTCGGTCACAAAAATGTATCATTCACTCTTAATGTCTATGGCAGCGCTAATCTGCAACAGAAAGTAAAATGCATGAATTTACTTAACGATCTGCTGTAAAAAGCATCCCGGCTTTTCTGATTTTTTTGAGAATTGCCGGGATTTGATGTGTTTATCGGCAAATTCTCTGTCTTTTCATGTCTATTTGTTTCACAATTTCTCCTGAATGTTGCCAAAATTGAGAATAAAACAGTGACAATTATCAGAAAAAGAGTTATACTGACATATAACCAAAAAACGCACATTTCTCAGAGACGTTGACATAGTAAGACCGTTAATTGGTTCTGGGTAGCTTTGCGTTATACAGGACGATGTAACATAGTAGCGGTTTTGAGTGATTCAAAAGCCGTTATTATTTTATGATGATGCGGCATAATGAAAGGAAAGCCGTGTCCGATTACATATTACATGCCTGTGATTCGTTAAAAAAATCTTAGCTTCTATAGAGGACGGTTTTACATATCGGTGCGAAAAAACAGTCTTTCTGTCAATTAAACATATAATTTGCCATATCCGTATAGTTGCCAACTATACGGATATTTTTATACTACAATACGTTCATAAGCAACGAATACGACAAGATAAATTTTTAGCCGTGTCTGGTATCTGCCAAGCGCGGCTTTTTTCATGTCGTTTTATGCAGGAACTTGTCATTGTTCCAAGATGCCGTTCTCCGCCTCCGGGATTCTGAAACCCATCAACATTTCAGAATTTCGGAGGAATATATGGCAGAAAAGGATTTTTATTTATACATAGAGGGACAACCCGTGAAGGTCAGTGAGGAAGTTTACCGGGAATATAAACGTGCGGAGGAAAAAGAGCGGTATTTTATGAAGCGGCTGAAAAAAGGAAAGTTTGTTGTGGATCCGGAAAAGCAGACAGTAGAATACCTTCCCAGCCGTGAAGCATCGTATGAGCAGCTTCTGGATGCAGATTGGGATTTCCCTGCTCCGGGCGAAACGGTGGACGGCGCTGTAATGAAAGCACAGGCTCTGGAAACATTAAACAGGGCATTGCAAAGCCTAACGGATGAAGAAAGAGATCTGATTCGCGAGATCTTCTATCTGGAGAAATCAGAACGGGAAATAAGCGCAGTTTACAATCTCACACAGGCAGCTATCCACAAGCGAAAAAAGAAAATTTTGGAAAAATTAAAAAAGTTTTTTTAAAAATCTGGTTTTCAAACCGCTTTTTCGTTACCGAACCTTATGAGGGGATATTTTCATTCCCTCTTAATGTACATTGAAAAACAACAGGACAAGTTCCTGTTCATGGATAATCAGTATTCAAGTTTCTCCCACTGTGCGGGGCTGTAAAGCAAGCGGCCCAGGCACGGACGCGATGACTGCCTGCGGGAATGGGCAGGGTAAGGGCATATCTTCCGCCCTCCCCTGCCCTGCACCGTCAATAAGATAACATCAAAGGTACGAGCGGAAACCCGGAGGGTCTGTGACCGGCACTGGTAATGCCGGAACCGCCATGAGCCGCCAGTAAGTGGAGAACCAGAAGATTCCCGTACCGCAGGGTGAAAGGGGGATACTGTGGGCATGGCCTGGGCAGCTTAGTCACCTGCCGCCACCTGCCGTCGGTATCATGGCGCTTACTAACCATAGGCGGCTTGGATATTCCCGTGCCGGGGGTGAGAAGCAGGGCGATCCCGTCGCCTGATAATACGGCACAAGAATGAGATTTGATAGAATTATGGGAATCTGTACCGGAGAACAGGACATATTCTTTGTTTTGACCGGAGGTTCCTGTTTGCAATAACTCCGGCAGTCAACGCATAAATGCGCCTGCCGGATTCTTGCGGGATGCAAGACCTGCCGCCACAAGCGGCTGGTGTATCTGTTTCTATAGCGGGTGCATCAGCTTGTGGCGCATGGTGTTTCATCCGGCAGGTATTGAGATAAAACAAAAAGAAGATAAAGGGGGTGCTACTTATATGCAGGTTTCCATAAAGAGAATCCAGATAAGGGAAGGAAGGCGCAACCTTGATATGGGGCATGTAAAAGAACTGGCAGACAGCATACGGGAGCTTGGGCTTTTGAATCCCCTGACTATAGACAAGGAGAATTTTCTGATCGCAGGGCTGCACCGTCTGGAAGCAGTGAAGACGCTGGGATGGACGGATGTGGAATGCACCGTCAGCAGCCTGGAAGGGCTGGCGGCAGAACTGGCAGAGATTGACGAGAATTTTATACGCAGTGACCTGTCACCTGTGGAATATGGGGAAATGCTTCTGCGCCGCAAGGAAATTTATGAAACACTGCACCCGGAAACAAAGCGGGGAGGCGACAGAAAAAGCGAAGAAATCAAACGGACAAAATGTCCATTTGATCCGGCAAAATCTTTTGTTGATGATACTGCCGACAAATTAGGAGTTAATCCCCGTACTGTCCGGCGACAGATACAGACGGCAAAGAACCTGACATCGGAAACCAAAGAGATCATCAAAGGGACAGACACAAAAATATCAAAAAAAGCTGCGATGAAGCTCTCTAATCTGAAACCGGAACAGCAGAAAGAAGCCGCAACGCTCCTTGCCGCAAAAGAGATACGCACGGTAGATGAATATACCAGAAAGAGGGAGACAACTCTGGAGGGCAGCAATAAAAAGCTTAAAGATTCGGAGACCGGAATGGCAGGGCAGCCCAAAACGGAAAACCGGACAGAAAAGCCGGCGGAATCTGTGGTATCGCCTCCTTTTTCTTCACCGGTTCCGCAGAAAACCCCTGCCGCCAGTTTAAAAGATGTGGTAGCGGAACTGAAAGACCCGGACAAGGATTGCAGCGGCACACCGGACAGCTTTCTGGAAGAATATGAGGCATTTGTCCGGAAATTCCATAAAGAGATCAGCTGGTACAGCGACCCATACTATGATACGGTATTCCCTCATGTCAGCCCGGAGCAGTTCTCACGTCTCCGGGAGCTGACAGATTCCATCTGTGCCGCCGCCGGACAATTATTCCATAAAGTAGAAAGGACGATGAAAACATGAGTAGTTACAGAAAAAAACACAATTCGCAAAAACCAATAAAACCCAAACCGGAGCCTGCGTACCAGCCGGATCCGGAATACAGTAATCCCGGCGTGGAGCGTTCCATCCATACAGACCGGCTGACTTCCGGCCTGCCTTACCAGCGCCCGGTAAATCCAAAAGAAGTTGACCGTTTGATACGGGAATGGGATGAACGGCTTCTTGACCCGATCACGGTCAGCTTCCGCGATGGTAAATTTTATGTCGTAGACGGCCAGCACCGCATCTCCGCCATGCGCCGGATGAATGGCGGGCGGGGCGTCATGGTGGTCTGCAAGGTCTACGACGGGCTGACTTATGAGCAGGAAGCCGACCTGTGCTATAAACTGGACAAGGCAAAAAAGCGCCTGAGCCTGTCGCAGTCTACGAACGTGCTGGCAGAATCCGGAGCAGACGCGGAGATCACAGAGGTCAAACGGCTGATTGAAAACTGCGGCTTTATATGGGCATTGGGAAAGAGCCATGGAAAGACTGGCGAGATCGTGTCCACCCGCGCATTGGTAAACGCTTACCGACTGCTGGGTGGTGCCTCCTTTACCCGCATGTTGCAACTCTTGTGGGACACCTGGGAAGGCGACCCTCGCTCCCTGACTGCCGCTGTCCTAGCAGGTATGGCACTTTTTATAAAGACATACGACACGGAGTTAAACGACAAAACATTTATCTCCCGGCTTTCCCAGTGCGACCCGGATGAAATCAACCGCCGGGGGCGGGCAGATTTTTCCACAAGCAATACAGCCCTCCGGTTTGCCCGTGTCATATTGGAAAAGTATAACGGGCAGCGTGGAGGCAGAAAACTTCCGTACCGTTTTCGCGGGTGATTATGATTGGAGGTATGGCTATGAAAGAAACCACAAGCATGAACACGGACACTGTATCCCTTGTTGACATCAGGGATGTGTCTGTAGACAAAAACCTTACCAGAGAGGAAAGAGTTGCCGAATTTGTCCGGCAGATAAAAAACCCTTACTGTTTCAGATGCGGCAGGTTTACCGTCCGGGCACAGTTTGCAGAAAACGGTGCTACGCTGGAGGACTGTCTGAAACGGATTTTAATTTAACGCTTTAAAGCGTTGACTTTCCCATAGGATTATGCTATCATCGGAATTGGAAAAAGAATAAACTGAATAAGGCAAATCCGAATCACTCTTTGATTTATGGGGGAAGTCCGTAAAAAGAAAAGGAGTGATTTTTTATGCCTGAATACAAAGCAACGGAATACCTGCGGCTTTCCTATTCCATGGATAGGGAGAACGAAAGCGACAGCATTACCAACCAGAAAAAATTGATAGAGGATTTTCTGAAAGGACACCCGGAAATCGAACTTGTATCGGAACATGTGGATGACGGCTACAGCGGAATCCTGTTTGACCGTCCTCAGTTCCAGGCCATGATGCAGGACATACGGGAGGGAAAAATCAACTGCGTGATCGTAAAAGACCTCTCCCGGCTTGGACGTGAATACATAGAAACAGGCCGTTACCTCCGCCAGATATTTCCGGCTTATGGTGTCCGGTTTATTGCAATTACAGACGGGATAGATACCGCCCATGAAAACAATGGCGACGACTTGAATATTTCTTTGAAAACCATTCTAAATGACGCCTACTGCCATGACATTTCTGTAAAAACCCGGAGCGCCCTTTTAACGAAACGGAAAAATGGCGACTTTGTAGGGGCCTGCCCCATATACGGCTATCAGAAATCAAAGGAAAATCACAATCAGCTGATTGTGGACAATTTTGCCGCTAAAGTAGTGCAGGATATCTTTCGTAAGAAGATAGACGGCTACAGTGCCGCAAAGATTGCGGAAAACCTGAACCAGTCCGGCATACTCTCTCCGCTGGCCTATAAGGAAAACCGGGGTCTCCCCCATCCCAGCGGCGGCTTTGCCGACAAGGAAAAAGCGAAGTGGTCAGCTACCACAATTATCCGTATTCTAAAAGACGAAACCTATACCGGTACACTTGTGCAGGGACGGCAGACCACCTACAACCATAAGGTCAAAGACCTGGTTGAGAAGCCTTCCTCGGAATGGATACGGACAGAGAATGCACATGAGCCGATTATACGCAGGCAGGATTATGACCTTGTGCAGAAAATATTGGGGCTTGACACGCGCACCGCACCCAATGGCGATATGGTATATCTTTTTTCCGGCATTCTGATCTGCGGCTCCTGCGGTGCCCGTATGACGCGGAAAACAGTACCTTACAAGAATGGCAAGTATTTTTATTATTATTGCCCGACTGGGAAAAAGAACGGCTGCGCCCACCCGGTCATGCTCCGTGAACAGGATCTGACAGACTGCATTACGGAAAGCCTGAAAGCACATATTGGGAACGTGGTTTCCCTTGAAGAACTGCTGCGAGACATCAGTGAAGAACAAGTCAACCAGGAATTGGTGGCTGAATATAAAGCCCAGCTCATGGAAAATGAGGAACAGCTTGCCAGCCTGACACGCTTCCAGTCCACCCTGTATGAAAATTTCGTGACGGGACTGCTGGACAAGGAAGAATATAAATCTTTAAAAAACAGCTACCATGCAGATATAAACCGTTTGAAAGAAGCGGCTTCCAAGCTTCGGGAGGAAATGGACGCTGTAAAAGGCAGTTCCCATGACCGTTTACGGTGGATCCAGCATTTTAAACGGTTTTCAGGTATGGAAGAGATTGACCGTCGGGCTGTGATCGCTTTAATACAATCAATCCGTGTTTTGGAAAAAGACGACCTTCAGATCACATTCCGTTATCAGATGGAATATCAGGCGATTGTGGAGCGGCTTTCAACCCATACTGCCGCACCACTGTCCGGACAGTGTTCCAAGGGAAAGGAGGCCGTATAAATGGCACGGAAAAGCAGAAAAGAAAGTGTACAGACACCTGCCGTAAAAAACGGCATGAAAGTATGGAATGCCGCCCTTTATATACGCCTTTCAGTGGAGTTTAACGGGCAGCGCGGGGATTCACTGGAAACACAGAAAAAGATTATGGAATCCTTTGCTGCTCTCCATCCTGATATCCAGGTATCTGGAATCTATACGGATAACGGAATAACCGGACGGACGTTTGAGCGTGCGGCTTTTCAGCAGATGTTAGCAGATATTGAGGACGGCAAGATCAACTGTATCATCGTTAAGGATTTATCCCGCCTGGGGCGAAGCACGATAGACACCGGCTATTATATCGAAAAATATTTTCCTGTCCGGCAGGTGCGTTTTATCGCCGTCAATGACCAGTATGACAGTGAAGCAAACCAGAACAACGGGGAGCATATCATCCTGCCGTTCAAAAATATGGTAAATGAGGCATATGCTGCCGATATCAGCCGCAAAGTCCGGTCGCAGACCCGGCAGAGCATGAAATCCGGCAATTACATCGGCGCACGTCCCCCGTATGGCTACCGCAAAGACCCGGAGAACTGCCATAAGCTGATTGTGAATGAAGAAACCGCACCGGCTGTCCGCGATATATTCCAATGGGCGGCAGACGGGGTATCACTGAACAGGATTGCCACACAGCTGAATGAACAGGGTATCATCACTCCTGGATTTTATCTGGTAAAATGCGGTCTAATTAAGCCAGGCCGCCTGATGGGAAGCGGGAACTGGCAGACATGGACAGTAACAAAAATACTGGCTGATGAAGTCTATGTCGGTGATATGGTGCAGGGAAAAACAAAAACAATAGGCCATAAGCAGGTTCCCACAGGACCGGAAGAATGGATTATTGTGCGTGATACCCATGAGCCACTGATCAGCCGTGAATTATTTGAAAAAGTTCAGGAGTTACGTAGGCGGGCAGCCGCAAAAAGCAAAGATCAGGTGAATATTCCCTATACAGAAAATGTCCTTCGCGGGCGTATCTTCTGTGGCCACTGCGGGAAGAATCTTCACCGGAAGCGTTCCCATGGGGAGTATTTCTTTCATTGTATCTCCAACGGCAGAATTGCAAAAAACTACTGCCCCGGCGTATGTCTGAAAGAAACCGACCTGTTTAATATTATCCTTGCTTACATTATGAAAGAGGCGGAAACTGTTATCGGAAATGACTTACGTCTGAAAGAGCAGGATCCCAGAATAGCTGAACGGAAAGCGTCAGCGGAAAAGGAGCGGAAACGCCTTCTTGCGTCAGTGGAGCAAAACAGAAGTTTCCTCCGGAGCCTTTATGAAAACCTTGTGACAGGCATACTGACCAGTGGGGAATATGTGGAACTGAAACAGGATTATGAAAGCCGTATAACCGCCGATATAGCACAGGCGCAGACACTGGAAGAATACCAGAAGGAACTGGACAAACAGCTCCACCAGTTTTCAAGCCTTGCCCAAAAGCTGACTGGGATTAACGGCAGTACAGAACTCACGGCGCGGCTTGTGGACGAACTGATTGAGAAAATCATTGTCCGGGATCAGCAGGATATTGAGATTGTTTTCCGCTTTAAGAGCGGCTTTGAGCAGGTTAAGGAGGTGCTGGCCTATGAGTAGCGTTTCCATGGAATATGTAATCGCCCTTTATGTACGGCTTTCCATTGAGGATTCCAAGGTAGACAGCCTGAGCATACAGAGCCAGCTTGCCCTGCTTCACAGCTATGCGGACGATATGGAGATCCCTCATGCATGGGTGGAGGAATTTATCGACAACGGACACAGCGGGACAAATTTTGAACGTCCTGCTGTCCAGGAACTGCTTGACCGGGTAAGGGCAGGGGAAATCCACTGCATTCTCGTAAAAGATTTTTCACGCTTCGGACGTAATATGATAGAAGTAGGATACTTCATGGAGCGTGTATTTCCGGTATTCGGTGTGCGTTTTATCTCCGTTGAGGACGCTTTTGACAGCGCACAACACCAGGGTGATACAGGCGGCATCGGCATGGCAGTAAAATATCTGATCAGTGAGTTTTACAGCCGAGACATGTCTGTAAAAACAAGAACAGCTAAATATGTAAAAATGAAGCGTGGGGAATACCAGAGTGTTGTCTGCCCTTATGGTTATCAAAAGGGGGTCGACGGCAGAATGGAGATCGACGAAGAAACCGCCCCGAATGTCCGCTTAATCTTCCAAATGGCGCTTGACGGGCATGATGCCCACCAGATAGCTGAAGAACTTTTCCAAAAGGGTGTAATCACTCCGGGGGAATTTAAAGCGTCGAAGGGGAAACATTACCATGATGTTTCCAGATGTCGGGGAATATGGCAGCGTACTACAATTCTGCGGATTTTAAGCGACGAACGGTATGCAGGCACATATGTTATGGGAAAACGAAAAGTAAGAGAGATCGGCGGAAGAAGCCTCCATCTGAAGGATGAGAATGAATGGTTTAAAATCCCTGACCATCACCCGCCAATTATTGAGAAATCCATATATGAGCAGGTTCAGGCAAAGCTGCTGCATTTTAAAAGCATCAAAAAAAAGATTCATCAATACCCCCTGCGCGGTAAAGTGTTCTGCGGCTGCTGTGAACATGCTATGGGGCGCATACCAGCTAAAAAGCCTTATTTTATCTGCCGTTATACTTCCGTTGACAGTATGTCGCCGTGCCATGGTATGAGAATCCTGGAAACGGAACTAGAAGGCCTGATCTATGAAATCCTTTTAAAGCAGGCAGGCATTATTTTAAACATTGACAGTCTGTCTGTAGCCGGCGGCTTGGATGTTCAGCTTGCGGAGCAGACAGAATACCAGAGCCGGATCCGGAGGTGCCAGACAGAAAAGCGTCTGCTTTATGAGCGTTTTCTTCTGAAAGAGATTGATAAGGACAGCTATCTGGAGCAGAAATCCGTGTGTGATAAAGAGTTGAACCATCTGAAGCAGGCACACTCTGCGCTCTCTGCTGAGATCAGCCAGAAGCAGATGGATAACGACACAAAATCACAGCTGAAGTCCATTGCCAGTGATATTACTGAAACGGAGGGGCTGACGGAAACACTTGTTAATGTATTGATTGAAAGAATCAGCGTGTTCCCGGAGAACCAGATAAAAATTGAATGGAAAATAAAAGATTTTTGCATGGAGATTTCCTGAATGGAATGAGGAGGCCGACAATGAACAAAGAAAAAGTATGGATTTACTGCCGCATAGATAAAGGAGGCAACATGGGTAAAGAACTGCTGGAGACACAAAAATACCGCCTTGAAAAATACGCAGCGGCACACGGATTGTCTATCACAGGAATTTCCGAAGATACGCAGAATGGTATAAGTCTTGAGCGCCCTGGCTTGCTGGAAGTGAACCGGGCAGTTGAAGAACATCAGGTGGATATCGTTCTTGTATTCAACCTTGACCGCCTTTGCCGGCGTACTGAGGACATGATCCGGTACTGGAACTTCCTCAACCAGAACAAAGTCCGCCTCTGTACAGTGGCAGATGGTTTTGTGAATCTGATTATGGATTCAGGAATTGCAACAGCATAAAAAGCACCCGAAATGAAAGCAAAATGACTGGCCGGGCGGGATTGTCCTTTGAGGACAACCTGTCCGGCCAATAATCTGATAAATTTTTTAGTTTGTGCTTGACATACGGGTGCCTCAGATCGTGGACTCTTATAATTGGCAGCCCCACTTTGGCGGCGATCCGCTTTATCTCTTTATCCAGGGCAGATTTTGTGAAATAGAATATCCGGTCCCCCTGTTCAATCCCATAGAGCTTTGCCATGTATTCCTGAATATCATCGTATAGAAAATCGGGTATGGATATACACCTTTTAGCCTTGGGCGTTTTCGGCTCCAGGAATAATTCTTCCCCATTTACTTTTGCATAATTTTTATTGATATCAATCCGTTTTGAAGGGAGGATGTCTGCAGGGGTAAGGGCCAGCAGCTCTGCTTTTGTCAAGTAAAATCTAAAAAAAATATCATTCCCCACTTGCACCGAAAAAGGCACCACAGAACCAGCTCCATGATGCCTTTCCATATCGTTTCCTACATTGCCTTATTTCAGTGTAACCAACTCTTTCTCTCCTGCTATTTCTTTGAAAAACCCGTCATCCATCTTCCAGACAATCTCAATCCGTTTCTCACTGTAAACCTGTACGCTTTCGATTACAGTAAGCAGTTTGCCCTTGTCAAAGGTTTCAAGTGATGCCAGACCTTCCAGTTCCGCCTCCCGTTCTTTCATTTGGAGTATCCGCTCCTTAATCTGCACAACCTCGTCTTTCAGTTCTGGCACTCTTTTTTCTATTTCTAAAATGCGGCTGGCTGTGCTTTCATACTCCTTAAGATACTGTTCCTTTGTGAGCCTGTCAGAACGGTAATCTTCATATAACCTTAGCTTTTTTGAGGACAGCCGCTTTCCTTCCGCCTCCATCACTCTTATTTTTTCTTCAATAACTGACGTCTGCGACCATTCCTTTTTCTTTCTGCCTGCTTCTGCCGACACCATTCCCGCCATAGTGCGTGTACAGGATAGTATGGCGTTCTCAAGCAGCTCTTTGTCCACATGGATTGTTTTGCATTCCGCAATGCCGGAGGTCGCTGCCTGTCCGCATCGGTAGGCATTCCCCCAAGTGGTAGGGATAATCCGTCTCCCACAGTACGGACAGATAAGGATTGGCTGTGCTTTCCGTCCTGTCGGCACATTTTTCTTTTCATGCGTGAATGCCCTTGCATTTGCCGTGTCAAACAGTTCCTGTGACACGAGGGGTTCATGTGTCCCCTCCACGATGATCCATTCAGACCTGTCATTTTTAATATGACGCTTTGAGCCGACAGCCTCCTGCCTTGTCTTGTTCCAGACCGTCTTTCCGAGATAAACCTCATTCTTCAGCATGTCTCCAATGGTGGTAATGCTCCACAGCTTTTTTTTCTTTTCCCTGTGGCTTTTCCTGTTCAGCCCCATTGCCTGAAAATGTTCCATGCAGGTAGGCGTACCCTGCTCATTCAAAAAACGGACAATCTCCGGTTTCTTCTTTCCTTCCGCAGCCATTGTGAATATCAGCCTCACAACCTCTGCCGCCTCTTTATCGGGGATTAACTGGTGTATATTCTCTGGATTTTTTAAATATCCGTAAGGTACAAATGCCGCCATGTATTCCCCATGTGCCGCCCTTGTTCCCATTGCACTCCTTACCTTTTTTGACAAGTCTTTGCTGTACATGGAATTGATGATGTTTTTCAGCGCAACGCTCATTCCCCCTGTCATTCCCATGCAGTCCTCACTGTCAAACTGGTCATTTACGGAAATGAAACGTATTCTGAGCAGGGGGAAAATCCGTTCAAGATAATTTCCTGTTTCTAAATGGTCCCTTCCGAACCTTGAAAAATCCTTGACGATAATACAGCCTATTTTCCCCTGCTTTGCATCATCCATCATTCTCTGGAAAGCTGGTCTTTGGAAATTTGTGCCGGAAAATCCGTCGTCAACATACTCCAATGTATCTGCCATATTGGAAAGACCGTTGCGCTGCATATAATCCCTGATCAGTATCCTCTGTGCTGCCACGCTGTTGCTCTCTGCCTTTACAATCCCGTCAACATTGTTATCCTCGTCAGAAAGACGGATATATAGTGCAGTCTTTTTATTGTCCATTGCCTGCCGCCTCCCTTTCCTTTGTGTATGCCACCAGTTCATGCAGCATGTCATCATATACCAGATGGACGGTCACTTTCCCTGCTGACAAAACTTCGATTTTGTCCACGAACGCATCCACCATCTTTTTTGTCAGGTGCCGGATATTCCTGTATTTTTCAATGGCAGTTTCCCAGTCCCTGCTGGCACAGTAATTCCTGTCATACCTCTTCTGGTATTCTGTAACCTCATTTATTCTTTTACGGAGTTCTGCTTCCTTGACTGCCTCCTTATTTGCTAATGTTTCATACTGTTCCGCATCAATCAGACGCTCCGCATAATCTTCATATAACTGCTGTCTGCGTTCCGACACCTTTTCCATGTCATGGTGCAGTTTCTGGATCTCCTTGGTAAGCACGTCATACTTCTCCATGCTTTCCGCTTTACGGTTCATTCTCTTTAACATTTCCATGCTGTCAACATACACATTCATATGGACACGGATAACACGGAGGACTTCATCATTAACGGCATTTTCAGAAACGCTTTTCCTGCTGCATCCCTTTTTTGTCAGGTGTCCCCCACATGCAAAATTGGCTGTCCCGTTTGAACTTTTTACAAGGTACATGGTTGCCCCGCAGTCGCCGCACACAATCTTCTTTTTATAGAAGTTCCGGCAGGCAAGCTCTCCCTGGTTTATCCTTCCATAATGCGTGGATTTTTCATGTACCTTCTTTAACCTTTCCTGTGCTTTGAGATAGAGCGCCCTCGGAACTATCGCTTCATGGGTGTCCTCCACCATGATCCAGTTCTCTTCCGGCTCCTTCCACTGCTTTTTTTCTGCAAAACTGTCCCTGCCATGTTCATTATGCCTGCTGTCCCCTGCATAATAAGGGTTGCAGAGCATCCGTGAAATCGTCCCGCCGCTCCATCCAGGGTTGTAGTTTTTCGGCAGCTCCTTTGTCCTTTTGAAATGCTTGTATGCTTTCGGTCCGATCACGCCGTCATCATTCAGGACTCTTGCAATCTGCGCATATCCCATTTCTTCATTTACGAACATTTCAAAGATGCGCAGCACTACCGGGGCAGCATCCATATCTGCTATGATGCGGTGTTTATCCAGCGGATCACTCATAAGCCCGTAAGCAAGGTTTCCGCTGACATTGCTGCCTTTTTTCCAGTTGGCACGGTAAGACGCCCTGATTTTTTTCGCCAGGTCCCTTGAATAAAACTCATTGAAGATATTTGACATGCATACGGAGAGGTCTGCGCCTTCCCGGATGGAGTCATAACCATCCGTCACCGCAATGAACCGCACCTCAAAGAACGGGAATACCCTTTCCACATAATTGCCTGCCTCCACATAGTTCCTCCCAAGCCGGGACAGGTCTTTCACAATCACGCAGTTAATGCGTCCGTCCCTGATGTCCCGCATCATTTCCTCAAAGCCGCTTCTCTCAAAATTTGTCCCGGTCTGTGATACATCCATGTATTCACGTTCCACCACAATATCCTCTGCGCCTTCCACAAATTTTTTCAAAAGCCCCATCTGGTTCTCTATGGTTCCCCGTTCCCTGTTTGCCTCACTCTCAAGGGAAAGCCGTGCATACAGCCCTGCCCTGAATATGGTCTTTTCTTCTTTTACAGCCGCTGCCGCTGTGTCCCTGCCAACATTTACAAAATCAACTTTTCTCGATTTCCTTGCCATCTTACACGACCTCCCTTTCCTTGATATTTACCCTTCCGTTTTCTTCCGTGCTTACCGTACAGCCCGCCGACTGGATCTGGCTGAGTGCCGACTGGAAACAGTCCTGAAAACAGAAATCTATCTCAATATGGTTTTTGTCATATACTTTTACCCGCTCAATCAGCTCCACCGCCGCAGTCCTGCTTAGTTCACTGATGTTCTGGTATTCCTTAAAATACCGGAGCCATTCATATTTATCCGTTTTGGCATCAGCCACGTCCTGTATTGTGCGGCTGATTTTCCGTACCGCATCTTCCGCTTTTTTCCTCTTGTTGTTGTAGCCTTCATACAGTTCTGCATAATCTTCTTTGGAAACAATGCCTTCTTTCAAATCTTCGTACAGCATGTCCCTCAGTTCCCTGCACCTTTGTATCTCCTGCTCTTTTGCTTCTTTCTGTCTTTCCAGTTCCTTTATTTCCAGCTCCTGAAACGGCACGGTATTGATGTACGCAAGGATTCTTCCCGCATCAAGCACACTGGCAATATGCGTCTTTAGCACATCAAACACCAGACGCTCCAGCTTGTCTTTTGGGATACGGTGTGTCCCGCACTGCTTTGTTGCTGCATTTTTTGAACAGATATAATAGGAATAAACCTTCCCGCCCGCCGGGACATTCCGCTTGATCATCGGCGCACCGCAGTCCGCACACACGGCAAGCCCCGACAGCACATAGACTTCATCCTCATTTGGAGATGTCCTTGTATCCATGCCGAGAAGCCTCTGGACAATGGCAAATTCCCTCCTGCTGATGACAGGCTCATGATTGTCCTCAATCCTAATCCATTCTTCTTCCGGCTTATCCATAATCTTCTTAATCTTATGGTTTGGCGTGGAATGCTTTCCCTGTATCAGTGTCCCGACATATACCTCGTTCTCAAGCACCCTGCGGACGGACATGGAACTCCACTCTGCCTGCTCATGTGTTTTAAAGTTATCCTGGATACGGATGCCGAGGCTGTGCTTATACTCCATCGGTGACAATATCCCCTGTTCATTGAGGCGGTCTGCAATGGCGGTCTGGCTCATTCCGTGCAGCTTCATACGGAATATGTCCTTCACCACGCCTGCCGCATACAGGTCGGGAACCAGCCTGCTTTTGTCATTTTCATCTTTCTTATAACCATAGGGTGTAAATGCGCCTATGTACTCACCATTCCTGCGCTTTACTTCCAGATGGCTGCGTATCTTTATGGAAATATCACGGCAGTATGCGTCATTCATCAGGTTTTTGAATGGGACGACAATATCATCCCTGCTGCTTTCCTCCTTGCTGTCAATATGGTCATTGACTGCAATGAACCGCACACCGAGAGCCGGGAACAGTCTTTCAATGTACTTCCCGGAATCAATATATTCCCTTCCGAAACGTGACATGTCTTTCACAATCACACAGTCAACCGTTCCCCTCCTGATGTCGTCCATCATCATCTGGAACCCCGGACGCTCAAAATCGGAACCGCTGTAACCGTCATCCACACGTTCAGAAACCACTATAATATCATCTTTGTCTTTCAGGAAATCTTTTATCAGATTTTTCTGGTTGGAAATGCTGTTGCTTTCTGCCTTTGCTGCACTGGCAACATCGCCATCTTCTTTTGAAAGCCTTACATAGATGGCTGCATGATAGATTTTGTTTACTGTCTTGCCCATAGCGTAGTCCTCCTTGTTTTACAAAGGAAAATGCGGCTGCATTTCCTGCACGGCGGCAGGAGCAGGGGCTTTTCCTCCTAAAATGTTAAGCAGGACAAACGCCAGTAAACTTTTATTAGATTTGATGCTGAAACAGATGTGCCTTTCTCACCGGACATCTGCTGTCTTTTCTCGAATCCTATATTAACATATCCTGCGGCATTTTTCCACTGCTTTTTTTATTTTTTTCATGCGCCATCTTCCGGCTGTTACTGCTCACTGCGTTCCAGTAACAGGTAAAAATCCATGCAAAATCACCTTCTGTGATGGATTTTTACTTGAAAGCGGTACGTTTTCGCACGGAATTAGCAGTAAATGCTAATTCCTGTCTGCACAGTAACGTCCGTTTTTCTTTGTCAAGCCATAAGGAGCAGGTTTTCAAAGGCATCCTCAAAACTTACTCCGTTATTTGCGAAACGTATTTTTACCATTGTGTTCCCGACCTTTACAAGATAGGGGTTCCCAACCTTCCTAAGATACTGCGCTTTCTTTTCCTCCACTGTCCTGTCCCTGTCAATCCTTATCTTGCTGATGTCCTTTAATTCATCCAGTTTTACATCGTCAAAGTCCTGTTCCAAAAATTTTCTGTGTTCTTCTGCTGTCATTCCATTACCTCCCAGTTAAAAAATGCTGCCGGATATTTCTGGCAGCTATGTATGCCGGACTGCTGATCCGGCTTGGAAAGGTGTTTTTGTCCTCTTACCACTTGCTTGCTTCAAGCCTCTTTTGGAAATTCCTATATATCTCCTTATCCACCCACTTTGCATAATCCTTAGTGTCAATCAGTCCTTCTAAGTCATATATTCTGGAACGCATGGACTGCTCCACTCTTTCAGCGCTGTATTCCCCCAGTTCTGTCAGCTTCACAGTCAGCTTTTTCCTGATTTCTTCCTGCATGGTCTGCGGCATTGCCACTATATAGTAAGGCGGCAGATATGACACACCGCTGTGCATGACTGCATCCTCATACTGATAGCTTTTTTCAAAGCTGAGAAGAAATTTCCGAATCTGGACTCTGGCTTTTCCCCGGTTCTCCTCACTGACTAATTCTGTCAGCCCATCAAAGAACTGAACCAGTTCCGATTTTGTAAAGCCCATCTTTCTATACTCCTTTCGTACTGCACATACCCTTGTTCAGAATGACATACCCTGTCCTGTAACGGACAAATATGTAAAAGCCGGACACCCGCCCGGCTTTAAAATATCCTTTCTTACAATCTGACACTGCTATCTGTTCTGAATTACTGCCATTTCAATAGATACTCCCGTATCTCCTGCGCTTCCCTTTCTTAAAGAAAGCCACTACTGAAACAACGAGTACGGATAACACAAAAAATACGCCTGCTGTTGCAACGACTTTAATCCTGCCCATATTTTCCACCTTTTCCTTATTAGTTGTACCTGTCAAACACGCCTACCTGCACCTGTACGCCCTCCGTGATCCTGTCAAGCGTTTCTTCGTCAACCTTTCCCATGTGTTCTATGATACGGTCAAAGTTCAGTGCCGTCACCTGTTCGCATAATGCGATGCTGTGCTGGTCAAGTCCCTCCGTCTTATATGATGATATGAATACATGGGTTGGCAGGCTCCGCTTCTTGTAAATCTTTGTTGACAGCGGAACTACCGTAATGACAGTGCTGTGCTTGTTTGCCCTGTTGTTGCTGACTACCACCACCGGGCGCATACCGCCCTGCATACTTCCCTGATACTGTACGCCCAAGTCCACATACAGTATATCGCCTCTCCTTATCTTCATCAGCAGATTTTTCCCCCGCCCCATATCGGTCTTTCCTTATCGGCAGGACACGTTGTTGTGTCATATATATGGTACTGCATGGTGGAAAGCTCAAAAAAGCCGACGCCGATATTGGCAGCATCATACATAAATTCTTCCAGATCGGACTCGTCCCCTGTTATATCAGACATATTCTCCACAACAACCGTATCATACTGCCCGGTAATCAACCGGGTAATCAGCATATTTACCGCATCACGGTCAATATCCCTGTCCGGTCCCTTGTTGACAATCGTTTCATTCATCAGCGCTATCCCTGCCACGCTGCACTTCATACGGTTATCCTGGATAATCCTGCGGAGATTGCTTTCTGACTTATTGGAGTTCATAAACATAATTGCCGGATGCACAAGCAAACCGACCTCAAAAGTTTTCACATTACTGCACAT